CCCTAACTCGTCTTCCAGATAAAATCATCTAGGAAATTTGTGCATGGTATCTCCGCTTGGGGATTAACCCAAATTGGGCCTTAGGTGGCCCGGACCGCACGGCGTTTGAGTGTAGCGACGCCGTGTCGCGCGACTCGCTCTAAATGAAGATGATCTCTAGAGATCGCCTCATCAAGGCGTTCACTTAGATCCATCTTCCACATAGGCTTGTTACCTGACACGCTTGGCTTAGCCAGACGCTCAAGCTGCAACAAACTCTTTGCGAAAGCGCTGTATCCCTCCAGTACATCAGTGCGATATACTGGTTCAACAACCCATGCCTTTACTTCAAAGCGCATGAGAACAGGATTCCATCTATTGACGGAAACACCTGGAAGAAACGAGATACGGCCTAAAGCTGGACTATCTGTAGAAACTACGGGAAGACTACCCAGTAGCTCTTCGATCCTCTCAAAGAGGAACCTAGCGGTACTCCAATACCCTCTTAGATAGAAGGCATTCGCAGCACTCACTATTGAGATAATCTCAGTATGGAGTCGCCTGTTTGCTGGAAGAAAATGACGGACATAGGTTGGTGTAACCATCCTTCCGTCATAAGCATCCAATCCACAAGACTCTCTGAACTTTCCAGTCCAGAAAGACTTAGCGAGATTTACCTTACTATTGTACTTAAGCAAGGAATCGCAAACAGAAGCAGCTTCGTCTGTGGCGACAACAATGTCATCACCATAGACAAAAATCTTCCTACTGACCCTAAGGACAGATGGAAGATCAAACGGGAGACTATGCTTTCGAAGTAGAGACACTACACATATAGTGTAGAAGTACATTGCCTCTACCGGAAAACACAGAGCAGATCCCATAGACGCAAACTTTACCAATGGACCAACTATGGTACCATCAGGTAACTGCGCTTGCGTGGTTCTACATGCTTGTATGGATTCCAACAATAGTTGGTTTCCAGCAAACATCCGCATAGCGACATCGTTTAAAACGCGGTCGCTAGCGTCTGACAGATCGAGTGTTGACCACTCTCCTGTCTGAGAACCAATCATCGCTAACCTCTGGTTAATAGACTGATCACGGAAATTAATCCGTCGCCTTGTCAACCAATAACTCTCAATCTTATCATAAAGATAAGTTTGGAGTGACCCCTGCGCATACTGCGCAGCGACCGGTTCAGCAGCGATAATTCTGGGTCCCTTCAATGTTTTCGGAACCGAAATAATCCGACTAGGATTTTCGGCTTCGGGCGGGACGAACGTCACTTTCTCGAACTCCTCTTCATTGGCAGCTCCCAAAGGGAGCGCAAAGCCAAGAAAAGGGAAGTAAGGTTCGAGACGTTCATGCCATACTTTCCAAAGGTATTTCGAGTTACCTCTAATACCTTCAGAAGTTACGCCAGGTCCATGACGTGGTATCAACTCATTAGGATTAAAATCCAAAAAGAGAGGATCCCACATAATCCGACAGACAAGATCAAAGTCTTGTAAATCGGCGTCTTGGACTTGAAACATTGCGAGGGATTGCTCAATATCTGAGAAACCCTCGAGTGCACGCTGCTCCCTTTCGGGAGAGCACGGCGTCTGGAGCTTGTTGAAGCACCGGCATATTTGCCGAATAGCTGCAACAATGCTATAGATGCCGTCAGGATGTACTCTGGGGGAATCATATAGTTCTCCTGTAAGACCGTTGAAGAGTAGACTGAGCATACCTTGCAAAAATGCAGGGATTGCTCGGAACTTCCGGAAAGCCTGGAAGCTCTTTGAGTCTATCCTCTTATCTGCGAGACTTCTTTCGAAGTCACGACAGAAAGTGGGTAGGGTTATCGTCAAAAACGATAATCCTTCATCTTCGACCCGCCGACAAATAGTTTTAATGTCACGCGGGTCTGGGTTTACTGCGCACTCTGTGCATGCATCTTGGTAGATGTGTAGCACAAGATCTAGCAGGCCTTGCACCTCGAAAGGTACATGGCGGCCAACTTTCACCTTGCGGTGCAAAGTGGGCATGTCATCCTCCATTCCTGGGGGTAGACATCCAACCATACACTTTTCCTTCCACTGGCTTTCGCCAGTGGTAACAAACTACACTATCCACCAACACTCCAGTACAAGTACTGGAAACGGCCTCAAGCATAAAGCTGGAGGATTAGACGTTTTCAGTGCTCGTTAGCGAGCACTTTCTCAACGAATCCGTTGGAAGTGGTGGCGAGCAGAGTCTTCAAACCGGCCATGATCAGCACTATTCTGGCATCAGAGATGCCAAAAGAAGGCTGTTCAATAACCAAGTATATCGACGCGGTAACCTTTTTATTCACTGCCGAAATCGGATCAGCCGAAATGGCGTCCTCTTCGTAGCGAATAAGGTACCTAGTCGAACCTTTCCCTGGTGTGAAACTAACGCGCAAGCGCGAAGTTCCATCAGCAGATTGGTAAAGACTCGACGTCCCTTGATTGTTAATCAAGGGCATACCAATAGCAACGCTATTGATAGTAATAGTTTGTGGATCGGCAAGCATATGGATAGACCTCCTTAGATCAGTCTTTGGGGATTTATCCTAGCGGCGCGACAAACGACTCCCCAGTTGTTTGCTCGCACACGCCGATAGGACGATTACTTACACACGGGTAATACCCAATGATGCAAGAATCGCGAGTTGTTTAGCGGATAAATCACCGCTAGACAGGCCAAAACCGAAAGGTGACGCACGTGACCTGTGCTTTGATTCGACAAAAGCCGACCATTGCACAGTGTGAGTACCTCCCTTTGTAAGGAAGATATTCGCAATATGACGCGTCTTTTTAACAAGACGAGTCATGACGTACGCGTATCTGGAAACCAGATTGTCCTCAGGACTGTCAAGTATCGCAGAGCGAACTTGACCAGCCTTGCCGAACCAATCTGCTAACCAGCTCCAGGGTGTTAGTTTGTAGATCAACTTGGGATTGACTCGAATGCCATAATAACGCATTCGATTGATCACGTTAGAATACGTGTCAAATTCATCATGCACCAAGCTGGGAACCCAATACTTAAAGACGCCACTGAACCACGAATGCAGTTCTACCCCATGGTAGAAATCTGAATACGCGCGACAGGGCTCCAAAGTATTAGGATTTAAATCCCAAGAACCGATAGGCCATATATCAGGTCTGATGTAGGCATAATTGCCATCACCAGCCTCATGTACCTCGTTCTTTGATCTTAAAACGGTGCGACGTCTCTTAATCCAACGTCCGTTATCACGTTTGTGCTGTTCAAAGGCTTCTTTAAAGCCCTTTGCAGCCTTATGCGTATCGGACATGTCTTTAAGAAACGGTGCCCAACCAAAGGCATGATTCAGGAAGTGCTCGGCAGCACTCTTCGGACCCATAAGGTTCGAGATGTTGCGACCTATTCCGCCCCGTCCTCCCACAAGGGAGTACAGATCAGCGAATCCCTTAGCAGTTGTTCTCAACTGTTCAGGAAATTCGCCAAGCTCATATAGAGCAGCGGCGAGGTCCACTCCCTGCAACGATGGCGCTGCTAACGCATAGCCATCCGCACCATACTGTGACGAATCTCCGTAGCTATGATCTGGCTCTAAGTCTTCCCATATATGTATGGGAGGATCGGGATGACTCCCGAAATATGTAGGGACGAATCCCCCATTATACTTAATAGACAGATCAAGGGTACTATCTTCATAGTTCCCACGTACTACGTGCCAGGGGTAATAACTCCGGAGGAGCCGCATAGGCCCTCC